CTACCATTCAATGCGGTGCTTTTCCTCTGTCTCCCGATGGCGCTTTTCGTCGGGCGTGTGCAGGTAGATGTTGGTGCTCGTCAGGGACGCGTGGCGCAGGTTGTCGCGCACGGTACGCAGATCGGCGCCGCCGTCGGCCATGTGCGAACCCGCGGTGTGGTGCAACCAGTGTGCGGAGGCCTGTTCGAGCAGATCCGCCTGTGCCGCGAAGCCGTCGCCACGCAGGCGGAGCCGTTCGGCCGCGCCGGCAAAGATCGCCTTCACGATCGTATGCAGCGCGGAGCGGGTAAGCGGCTTCATGGATTTGCCCAGCGCCAGCACGAGCGGGGTGTCCTCATGTCTTGAAGGCAGGGCGGACAGGCCGCGCTCACGCCGGTAGCGCCCAAGTTCCACCATCATTTCCGCCGAGGCGGGCACCAGCCCCTCCTTGTCGCCCTTGCCCAGCACGTCGAGCCACCAGCGCTCGTGGCCGTCGGCATCGCGCCGGCAGAAGAAACTGCCCATCGTGTTGCCGCCGACCTCCGAGATACGGAGGCCGCCGAGATAGAACAGCGTGAACAGCCACCGTGCGCGCAGGTAGCGCTCCCGCTCGCGCGGGGTGTCCTTCGGCAAGCTGTCGATATGGAGCTTCACTTCGTTCCACAGTTCGCGGTCGCGGTAGCGCGTGATGCGTGGCTTTGAGCGGCGGGTGCGCTGCCGGGACAGCGACAGCGGGTTGCCAGCCAGATAGCCGGCTTCGACGAGCCACGCGAACAGCGCGTTGATGATCACCATCGCCTGGTACTGGTTACTCGGCCGGAGCGTATTGTAAAACGGCCGCCAGAGCGGATCATGGCGCGGGTATTTGCGCCCGCCGTCGGCGACCCAGCGCGCGCGGTAGCGGATCTTTGAGGAATTGCCGGAACAGTTGCAGGTCTTCGTGCGTGAGCGACGACAGCGGCTTGCCCAGTTGCACGATCGCCCAGAGCAGCAGCCGTTCAGCCGCCAGTACCATCGTCAGGCGATGCTGGACGACCGCCTCGATGATCTTCACGCGCTCGAGCTCGTGCATGCTGATCGTGACGAATCCACGTCCGTTCATGGCCAGCGCTCCTGAAGAGATACTGGCCGCCAGCCTGAACCCGCAAACACGACATTTCAATTTAGCGGAAACGCGACATCTGAACTTTGGACTAACAGACTTTTCGTTGATAAATTACATTATGTCAAGTCCGGGCTAACAGCTAACCGAAGTCTCAAGCCTTAGAACCATCGATCGCACTATGGCAAGCAAGATGCCGCAAATTCTTCAACCAGCCGATCGAGATGCGCCAGCGAGCGCGCTTTCAATATTAATACTGTTTAACAAATCGATAAATCTGCAATCAGCGGAATAAGATTGAGCGTCAATGCATTTTAGATAAAAAAGGTAAATAAATTCAGAATGGAAATCCGCCGCGCCAAGCCGTGGCAGCGTCGTCGCGCGCCTATCGAGCGCAAAAAAAAGCTATTAGCTAACGAAGCGAAAAGACAAAATAAATTTTATTTAGGCATCGCATATTTCTATAACTTCCCCTACAACAACGGCGAGCAGCAAGCAATATGCCGTGCATCGCCGAATGGACCCCGCTGGAGACGCCATAATGAGCTCTGATGCGGACAATGACAGGCGCGAACAATTCGTTAAGCTAACCGAAGGGTTGACGATTGACCGGGTTGCAGAAGTGCTGCACTGCTGCACGCGCAGTGTGCGGAACTGGCTGGCCGGTCGATCCCCCGTCCCGTGGTGGCGAATCGAATTCCTGCGGATCTGGCGCGCGAACGTCGCCGCCGAACCCGACACACCGCCCCTTCCTGAAGGTTCCGAACTGGCCGACGTTGTGACCGAAGAACAGGAATGCCTCGCATGGGTGAGCATTGTCGCGCCTCATTTCCTTTCGAGCCGTCGCGCCTATGAACTGTATTTGAAAGGCTGGGACGTTGCGGGCAAAATCCGACGCGCGAAGGCGGCCGGCCAATTCTCCGACGTCCTGCGCCGTTGGCGCACCCTGGCAAAAGTCGAAATCCGAAGATGGCGCCACGGCCCGCTTTTCTGTGGCGACGACGCCCCCGTTTCTCCTCGATGAAGCGCTGATCTGCGAGGAACTTCAATTCCCCTTCTCTAGATTAATGAGATAAAACGACGAGGCGCGATGTTAAAATCCCGCGCCTTCGCTTGTAAACCGTTGATTATGTATTTTGAGTAGGGGTTATGCATGAAGAAGATTCTCAAGTGGGTCGGAATCATTTTGGGTGGAGTTTTTTCTCTGGTTATCGTGGTTGGTGTGCTGTTTCCCGTGCAAACCACCACCCGAAATGAGGCTGTCGCCGCCGCGTCTGAAATGCCGCCAGCGCGCGCCGCACAGGACAAATCTCTTTCAAGCGATTTCGCTGCGTCCATGTCCACTGCATCTGAAATGCCGGAATCAGATCACCTTGACGTCACGCCCGTCGAGTATGAGCGTCGGTTCAACGACATTATGCTGAGCATGAATAAGCCGTACCGCATCAAAGTTAAAAGTACCCGTATCGATAGTGCTACAGATGCGCGCGGCTTCAGCATCGCACTGAACGATCATCTGCAAGTCATGGGCAGGGTGGACTCGAAGTCGGGCAAGGTAATGTCCGTGCTGCTAATGGGTGCAAGTGACGGCACAAAACGCTCCGTATCAGATATCGGCTATGCGGCTACTGCCGCGTTAGGCGCAGCAACCCCGAACGGATCGGCCAGTACCATAACCCCCGAAATTGAGGCACTTATTCATGCTCATGTCGCTGAGCCCAATGAGGTTGCGCGGCGGAAGTTTAATGGCGTCAAGCTAATGATGACCATCACAGACGCCAGCGTGATGTTTGCCGCCGAACCGGACTGACTGTCTCGAAATCCTTCGCTAACGGGCTTTTGCGAAGTGCGATCGGTGACGGTTTGTTGTTGGATCGTCAGCCATCTCCATTTCGAGATCGGTCGTAAATCCCCCGCTACTGTCCATCTTCGAGACAACGCGTTTGATCAGCCACGGGATTTCGTCAATCTCCGGTTTCCAGCCCGTCGCCGTGACCGACATTTCCGGGTAAGCATCCGGTCGACCAAGCGCGAGCGAGAGATCGAACGTCGCCTGGCCGCGCTGGGTGCGCGCATATTCGGCCTTCGCGGCCGCCGTCGCTTCCTCGCGCGACGCGTACGTTTCGGGCAGCAACTTCACGTTTTTATTGTTGTCGCCGCCGATGACGACAGATTCCTGCTTTCCCTTTTTCGCGGTATGCCAGCGCGCACGAACCGCCGTATAGCTTTCGCGCTGCGACACGTGATAACGGTGCGAGTCGCCGTCGATACGCGTGATCAGGAGTGTCGGCAACGGCTGGCCGCTCGCGCTCGCGCCGGTGCCGATCGGCATGAACAGCAACCGTCCATCCTTGACGGTCATCACGGCGTCGTAACGTTTCGCGAGCCGGGTCAGGAATGACAGATCGCTTTCGCCGGTCTGATCGATATGGGCGATGGTCGTACTCGCGAGCGTGTCATTAAGCGCCGGTTTCAGACCGTGACGCGCGGCGATCGCCTTGACGATATCGCCGATCGTTTTGCGGTGCCAGCTCGTGTCGCGCCGAACGTGCATTTCGTCGGTCATCGACGCCGAGCGCGCGCTGACCGTTATCCGGTCCGGCGAGCCGCCGTGCTCGACTTCGTCGACGGTGTATGTCCCCTTGTCGACGAGCGCCTCGCCGACCCAGCCGATCGACAGACGCACTTCGACGCCGCGTTTCGGGATCGCCAAATCGCCGCGGGAATCGTCCAACACAAGATTGAGCATGTCGGCTTCATCCTCGCGCGACTGAGTGAGCGAAAGGCTGATCAGATACCTGGCGACCGTGCGTGACAGATCGCGCCCGTCGAGCGTGAGCCGATAATCGGCCTGCGGTTGTGGAATGCCCTGAGCTGCGGCGGCCGGCAGCAAAGAAAGTGTCGACACGCTTACCCCTTCTTTTTCGGCTTCACGTACGCGGGCGCATCCGGGACCGGTGCGGCATCAAGCGAACCGGCCGGCCGTGCGCCGGTTGCCGCAACGCCGCTCGCCGCGGTGGCGCCGGTCAGCGCCAGATCGTCGACGCGATCGAGCGTCAGCGTAAAGTCGATTTTCTGCGCAATCCCGATCACGTCGTGATAGGTCTGCGTTTCGTCAAGTGAGCCGATGGTGAAAACGCCGTGGACGTTGCCTAGCATATCCACGAGCACGTAGCCCGCGCCTGTGTCGGCCATGTCAGTAAGCATGTCGAGCGATGCCGCGGTGCCGAGCTGCCCCGGCGCAATCACGCCGGCGATTGTGATCGAGTCGTCGCCCGGCCCGTTGTACTGGTTTGCATCACGCGCGCCGACGCGCGAGTTTTTCGCATGCTTCCAGTTGCGTTTGCGCTGCAGCTCATGAAACAGCGCCGTGCTTATGCTGAACACGAACTGACCAAGACAGAGCACGACCATTGCGAATTACCCCCTGTCCGAAAAACTCGATCCAGCGCGACGCGCCTTGTCCCGCTCGTGTTGCTCGAGCAAATTGCGGAACCGCGTTTCGAGCGTCGCGAGTGCCGACGAATCCGGCATGCTCGCGCCGGCCGGAAAATTGAAGTGGATCGTATAGGTCGTCGCACCGCCGCCGGCCGGTATTGGCGCCGCGGCGATCGGGCCGCGCCGGTCGAACATGGGTTTGTCGGACGCGAACAGCGCAGCGCCCGCACCAAACGCGTTGACGGCCGTTCCGGCGAGCCTCGCGACAGCGCCGGCCACGCGTGGCCGCTCGCCCTCGATGCCGATCGCCGCGCCCTGTCCGATAAAGCCCCCGAGCAGGCCGAATACGCGGCTGGGGCTATGAATGCCGAGCTTTTCCTTGAACCACGAGACCGTCGAGTCTGCGACATTCATCACGGCCTGTTTGACTGTTGCCAGCCCGGTCGTCATGCCGTTGACAAGTCCCGCCATCATGTTCAGACCGAAGTCCGAAAACTTCGCCGGCAGCTCGACGCCAAACCACGACATGACGGCGCGGAAAACGGTATAGAACGCGCCGAGCGGCGACCAGTCGAGCACCAGTCTCGTTACACCCTCAATGCCGCCGCCGAACGCTTCCTTGATTTGCGCCCATCGGGACCGAAAAAACGCCGAAATCGGCTCCCAATAGCGGTAAATGAGGTATGCGGTCAACGCGACCGCCGCGGCGATTCCGAGCACGATCCATGTGATCGGCGACATCAGTAGCGCCCGTCCAGCGGTGAATACGGCGGAGCCGAACGCCTTGAAGCCGCCGCCCATGACGTCCAGCATACGTGCTGTGACTGAGCCTTTGGCGCCAAGCATTTCAATGCCGTAGTGCGTCAGCGCAAGCGGACCGATCATCGACGCGAGACCGAGCGTTATCGTGCCACCGGCGCCGATCAGCAGGCCGAGCCCAGCGAGCCCTACCACCAGCGCCTTTGTCACCGTCTGGTGCCGTTCCGTAAAGCCGGTCACGCGGTCGATCAACGACGCGGTCAAACCGAGCGCGCGGTTGTACATCGGCAAAATCTTTTCCCCGAGCTCCTTTTCGAGCGTCGCCTTTTTCGCGAGCGCATCCATTTCGCCGCCGTACGCGGTGCCCATCCCTTCGCGATACAACGCGTCGACGCCGAACGCTTTTGGCGCACTCTCGCGGTGCTTCAGAATGTTCGCGCGCTCGAGATACAGCGACGAAAACAGATCGCCGCCCTTGCGCGACGAAAATAGCTGGCTGATCTTCCCGATGACCTGCTGATCGTTCAGCTTGCCAGTCGGATTTATTTTCGGAATAACGACTTTCATCAGGTATTCAAACGGGTCGGTCTTGTACAGATCGACCTGTTTGAGCGCGTCGCCCATGATCTTCGTAACGTGTCCGGTTTTCCCGTACTTGACCGACTTTTCATCGATCAGACCCATCTTTACCAAGTCCTCGCCGGACTGCTGCGTCGTGCGTCCCTGCGCCCAATTCGTGTACGCACTCATGAGCCCCGTACCCGCGCGAAAGCCGCCCATTTCCTGCATCGTGTGCAACAGACCAAAATAAAAGGCGTTGTCGCCGAGCTGCTTTGCCGCTACGCCGCCCGTCTTGATCGCATTCAGGAAATCTTCAGGCTTCACGGTGCCGCCGGAAGCGACATAGGCTTTGGTGGCGTTGTCGACGGCCTGTTTGAACGCCGCGGGGCTCTTGAGTGAGCCGCGCAATTCCGTCGTCTTAACCAGATCCATCAGCATCTGTTCGGCTTGCTCGCCGTGGCCTTCGCCGTGGCCGCGGCCGGCCATTACTGTTTCGATGCCCACCTTCATCTTCGCGAGAAGTGGCGCCATTTCTTCGGCGTGGTGCATGTCGCGCGTGATCGTGTAGGTTTCTTTCAGGAGCTTCAGGCGGTCGAGCTTGCTTACTCCCTTGACGTCCATCCTGTCAGCGAAACCCACCGCTCCGCTTAGCTCCTTGTTGCTGACACCCAGCGCGCGGAACTGCGACAGCTGTTGCTCATATGCTTTCGCCTGATCGAGAGCACTTCCAATGCCGCCCACCATCCGCCCGCCAGTCGCGCGGGCCGCATATCCGGCGACAGCCATATTCGACGCCAGCGCCTGTCGTTTGCCCAGGCGCTCGCTCGCCGCCTGCATGGTTTGCATACGCTTGCTTTGCTTGCCGAGCGCCGTACTCGTGCGCTCGATACTCGTTCGCAATGCGTTTTCATGATTCGCCAGCGTGCGTGTGCCGCGCCCGGCTTCCTGCATGCGGCTATTCAGTTCGCCCAGGCGGTTGCGCTGCTGTTCCTGTTTTTGCGTGAGCGTCACCACGGAATTCGACGCCCGCCGGAATTCGTTCTGCAAGCGCTTCGTCGGCTCGCTCGTTGCGTTCAGCTTTTCCCGCAGTCCGGCCAGGTTGCCCTGGGCTTCCTTCAGCTTTGACGCCGTCTGTCCCATTTCCGTACGCAGCGCGCGGACTGCGTTCACGGTCTTTTGTTGCTTCTGCAGTCCGGCCAGTTCTTTCCGGGTTTCCGCAATGGCGCGCGACAGTCCCTTGCTGCCCGCCATGACGTTTTTCAGTGGACGCGCGGCGCGATCCACCATGTCGAACACGACGCGCAGCTTCAGATCCTGATTCACTTTTTCTCCGCCCAAGGGTTGCGGGCTATCACATCATTTTCATAACGGGCGCGCGCCCGTTCCCGCCAGTCTGAGAGCTCGTCGACAGACATTGCGCCCATCACGTCAGGCGTCCAGCCGAACACGGTCGCGATGTCTGCCATAGCGTCTTCGACTACGACCGGGATGCCAATTTCTCGCGCTGCGCCTTCGGCAGAAAAAAACCGATGATGACCTCGCCGAACTTGGCGAGATCGGCCGGGTCGAGTCCGTCGACCTCGTGCTTGACCAGAGTCGGCATGGAAATGCGCGGTAGCACGAGCAGCAGCGCATTAACGTCGCCGCTCAACAGATCATCGAGCCGCACGCCGCGCAATTCGCCTGAACTTGGCTTGCGCAATACAACTTGGCCGATGTCAGTATTGCCACGGCGGATCGGCTCGTCGAGCATGATCGCGTTGTCCGGCGTCTGCGCAGCCACGGCGGCCGGCTCGGATTGGCCGATCGTGTACGCACTCATGTCGGTCGCGAATTGACTGGCTTCCTGAGCGCCGAGCACTGCATCGCTATTCTGAAGTGGGCTGTTCACTGAGTTTGCTCCTGTTGCTGAAAGTTGAATAAATGAATGCACGACCCCGCGACCGCGCGCGATCAGATACCGAGAATGCGCCGCACTTCGGCGAGCACGTCCTTACCACCCATCACGGCGATAAAGTTGATCATGTCGATTTCGATCACGTCCTCGCCGTCGATCGTCAGCTTGTAGTACGTGAGAGGCATCGTCGCCTTGACGGTCGTCTTGTCGCCCGGCTTGAATGAGCCGAAATCGAGTTCCTTCTGGCGGCCGTGTACGACGATTTCAACCGCCGACCAGTCGCCGGTATCATCGTTCTGCACGGCGCCGGCGAAGCGCAGCATGATTGCGTCGGCAGTGATCGCGCCGAACTGCGTCAACATATCTTTGTCGATGCCGCCGACCGACCACTCGAATTCCATTGCCTCCATACCCATATCGAGCTGGATTGGTCCGAGCATCCCGGCGCCTCGCCATTCCTCCATTTTCCGCGTCAGCTTCGGCGGGGTGACTTCCTCCGCCTTGCCCCGATACGACACGCCGTTTTGAAACACATTGAAGTGTTTCAGGACCGCTGGCATACCCATGATTTGCACTCCTTTCTGTATCAATGGCTCGGCGCGATCGCGCCGGCCAGTCCGTTAGCCTGCGGCGACCTGTTGGGCAAAATCCATCAGGTATTCGTCCGTTTGGACCTGAATGAGTGTCAGGTTTTCGAGCGGCGGTGTCGGCGTGTAGCGGTATCGCACGGCGAGCTTGCCGTCGATCAGCTCAGCGACGCCGTTGCGGTCAACCGGGAAATCGGCGCCCGCCCCGATCAACTGACCCTGCGCGACCATCGAGCGGAATTTGGCGCGGATCGAAGCGATGATGTCACGCGGCAGCATTGGCACAATCACGCCGTCGATAACCGGCATTTGCGCTTCTGCGATCGTGTCCGCGAGCACTTGCGCGGTGCGCGTGTAGCTTTCGAATTCAAATCGCGGATCGTCCGACGTCGTGCGCGAACCCCAGAATCGGAAGCCATCGCGGCTGACCAGCGTCGTAACCTGATTTTCGTTCAGGAAACCCGCATCGGTCGCCGGGTTTTGCAAATCCCACGAAACGGATTTGCTGATGCCGGTCACCCCATTGACGCTGATATTGGAAATCGTCCGGTTCCAGCCGATCGTCTGATCGATTTTCGCGCGCAGACCGACCGCGTAGGCGACGGCCGGAACCTCGATCGACTCGGACGCCTGATCGTCCCATGCAATGAAATCCGGCCAGATGATCATGATTTCGCGCTGGCCGAACTGTTTGCGGTACAGCGCGGCCGCCTCTTTCGTCTGAACGAGCTCGCCGTCGTCGTCTCGCGCGGCGACATACGCCATTGCGCGCGTTGCCTGTCCGAGCGACGCCAGCGCGTTCGCAACCGGTTGCGTGTCGAGCCACGGCGCAGCAAGAATGCGCGGCTTCACGCTGACAATGCCGGACGCCGCCTCGAGCGCCTTTATGCCGGTACGCGTCCCATCGGGCTTGACCGTGCCAATCACGTTTGACGTTGTTTCGGCCGCGCTTTCGCCTTCCGCGACGCGCACGACAACGGTTTGCGGCCGCGCCTGCAGCGAAATGGCATTGAGCACCTTGTACAGCGTGCCCGACGTGCCAGCCTTGCCGAGCGCGCCTTCCACGTCCGTCAGAAGCACGGGCGTATCAAGCGGAAAAGCATCTTCGTCGGCATCGTCTGCCGTGCAGATGATGCCAATAACGGCGGTCGAAATCGTCGTTATTGGCCGTACGCTATCGGGCGATTCTTCGACGGTTACGCCGTGGTGAAAGTCCTGCGCCATGATGTCGAACTCCTGTCGTCAGAGCGGGCAACCGGCCCGCCGGTGTTGCGGCGTTACGCCGGTTCATTCCTGTTTCGTTTCGCTTTTCGTGAGCGTGTCGTCTGCGACGCGGCTGGTTCCATTGAATCCGCTTCGGGCTCCGGTTCGAAATGTGGCTCCGGTGGAATCTGCGGTTCCGGTTCAGGCTCCGCTTCCGGCGGTGGCGGCGTCCACGGGGCCGGTGTATCGGGCCATTGCACGTCGTCCAGCGACGCCGCGGTTCCGATCGCACTCACCAGCGCCATCTGGTACGCAGACCACGCCTTGAAGTAGTAGACCGCTTCATCATCGAGCAGTCCCGCGGTGAGCGCGTCCGCTTTTCCGGCGTTTTCGCTTTTCGCGCGCTGCATGCGATCTTCGAATTCGGCCATCATCGCCGCGCGCTTTTCCTGCTCGATCAGCTCCGGCGAAACTTCCCACTCACCGTTTATCCACGTATGCCTATCTGACGGCCTCGGATCTTCCGTGAGCCCCAACTCTTCCGGTGTGACGCCTGGCGCTACTATTTCCGTTGGCTCACCGCTATCCGTCCTGTACAGCATGCGCCCACGATAATCAGGCAACAGCGTCCACGCGCCATCCCTGTAAAACGGCCATGTCCTTGCCGTCCTATCAGGCGGTTGATCCGTCGTGCTGAATGCAGGAAATAGCCATCGCCCATCATTGCGCGGATCCGCATCCGCCATGCTGCTGCCGACATAAGCGCCGGTTCCCGAGTCGTACTGATGTACAAGCATTGCTCCCCCTCCTAGTAAGCGCGGATCATCGCCAGAAGCGCGACCGATCGCACGCGCGTTTCTGTGCCGCCGTCCGCGTTGATTGTGACTGCGTGACTGTGAGAACCGTTTGCCGCAACACCTACTGCGTGCGCGTGATTACCATCTGCGTATAGCTGGTGTTGGTGCAAGCCTTCCGGGCTTGTGAGCATCCAGAAGTTGTCATTGTCGTGCTGACTCGAACCTATCTGTGATGATCCATATGTGCCCCACGGAAAACCTGAGTAGTTTTCTCCCCATGGAACTACGTGCTGATGCTGCCCTTCAGCTAAAGTGTAGCCACCATGCGAGTGAAGACCCTGCGCGTCTGTCCAACCCAAATGGTCGTGCGATCCTTCCGCTGCCGTCGATGCTGCGTGCGTGTGCGATCTGTTCTGGCTGTCCTGCCACGATCCGATTGCGCGCCCCGCGTCGATGCCCCGACCATCGTCCCAGCATCGGATTCCTTCTCCGCGCAACTCAGGAATTCGGAACGTGGTGGCGCCGTTGCCAGTGGAAAAGCATCCCCAATTTCCCGCGCCCCACTGACCGTCATCGACGAGCGCACCGCTCGCCTGAGCATAGGCCCACAGGACCGGGTAGTCGGCACGATTGAGCAACGCGCCGTTCGCCTTCAGGTAGCCCGCACGCGCTGCCGTGCGCGGTTCGAATACGATCTGCCCGATCGTCGCCGACGAGATTGCCGAGATTGCCGAATTCAGGAATTCCGTCGTGACAAGTTTTGTTGATACGTCTCCGACCAGGGGAGTCCTCGCCGTGATGTAGCCACTGAACGCACCCGACCCGCTGACCTGCAGTCTGTTCTCACCGTCGTCGACGCCCGTACCAACGATCGCGTTACCCTTGCCCGATAGATACATGCGGCCGACGATTCCGGCTTCCCCGTTGCGAGTAATCCAGCTTAAGGTGCTGCTTCCGTCCGGGTTGATGTGACCGTTGATTTCCGCTGCGGCCTGCCCGGCCAGCGCATCCGACGTGGTTGAGCCCCACCGAAAGAAAATTGAACCGACAGTCCTTTGTACTGCCGGCGGATCCGCAACCAGCACGGTGCTGTTCGCAAACACGAAATGCGGCTGATAGGTGGGATCGTCCCGGGCAATACCCATCCGGTATTCGTTCTGGAAGGTCTTTGCCCCCGTCATAGACACATTCCCATCAAACACCGAATCGCCGGCGACCTGAAGTCTTTTCTTGCCGTCGTCGTCGCGCACGCCGATCAAAACCCGACCGCCGTACGTGATCCTCATTGCGCGGACCTGATTAGCATCGCTTCCTGCGCTATTGGCGACAGAGTTGACATAGAAGTCGAGATATTCCTTACCCCATGTCCCGCCATCGAATCCGCTGCGAATCGACGCGGCAAGCCACGCTCCGGTGTCCGTGCCAGTGCCGAAGGTCGGTCGAAACCGCAATTTCGCTTCCCGGCCAAGCCCACCGCTGGTGCCCCGCAGCTCTAGCTGCGCATCGGTAAGGGTGGGCACCGTATTAATCCGTACGCGACCGCTGAAATCGTCACCCGTGCGTTTGGCGTATAGAGTCCCAGCCGTTTTAGGCGTGAGAACGCTCCGGTCATCCGTGCCCGCATCTACTTCGGCCTGCGTGGCGAGCCGCACCACGCCCAGCACATCAGTTGTCGCCGGCGGGTTCAGAAACATCGTGTCGCCAAGAACGAGCTGCGACGCATCGAACGACGCAAATTTGACGTCGGCCGAAAGCAGCATCTTTGCCTGCGGCGATTTCTCTGTTATCGGAGTGTCCTGCACATACAGGCCGAATAACTCGCCGGTATCAAGATACAGCGCGAACGCGTACATCGTGTACTGATCGCGATCAGTATCGAGCATCGTCACGTGGATCTGATCGGGCGCGACGTTCTGGCCGCCAAACGTGGAAATGCGCTTGTATTCCCCCGGCATGACCGTCATGTCCGGCGCGAATTCGAACGGTTGCACCCCGACGCCGATTTCGACGACTTCCCTTTTGTTCGTGCCCGTGTTGCCCAGCGACACGAACGCGGCGCGGCCGGCATCGGTAATGCGAAACGGAATTCCTGTTTCGTCCATGATTTGCTGTCAATCCGTCAGTGAGAGCCGCCGATATGTCGCGACCTGAGCGCCCGCGATAACCGGTTGCGTTGCGTTTACCGAAAACGCTTGTGTGAACGTGTAGTGCGAGCGCAGAGACTTCGCGCGATCGACCTCGCGCAGAATGTCGGCAATGTAAGCGGCCGATACCGGATTGCCGTCGTGCGCCGCGACGGTCATGTAGAGATCAAACGTGTAAGGCTCGCCCGGCGGCTCCATATCGAACCATTCGCGTATGGCGATATTTCCGCCGAAACTCTGCGCCGCCGCGCGAACCGCCGCGACCGTGCCGGCGCGCATGGCGATCGGAATAGCGGCCTTCACACGAGCACGCCTGATCCGTTCCGGCCAGTCGTTGCTCCACGTCATCACCCCGACTTCCCATGCGAGCCACGGCAACAGATCGAGCGGGATCGTGTCAGGGTTCTTCAGGTCGGCGATCGGAACCGGCAATTCGCCAATGCGCGCGTTGATCGCGGCAATCGCGCGCATCAACGGTGTTGCATTCGGCGGTAATACACTATTCGTCATCGGGGCTTTCCATCGCTACATCGACGTCCGCCGGGTCACACCAGGGCGCCTGTGTCCTCGTTACCGTCACGTCCGCGGCCGGTTCGATGAGCGTTACACGCTCGACGCCTTCGACGTGCAACGCCGCATAAATGCCCGATAACGTGACCTCGCGCCCGAGCCGGTGTGACCGTTCCCGATAGTCGGCCAGGCGATCGAGAGCTTCCTGCAGGACCACGCTCGAATCGGGTCCTGAAAACGGTCTGATCCTCGCGACGACGCTATATCGCACAACTTCAGCGCCCTGCACCTTCACGTGGTCCGTAATCGGTCGCACGTCGTCATCGCTCAACGCCGCGTTCACCGCATCAATGACGCTTTGATCCGGCGTGCCGTCGCCACGCCGTGACAGGATCGTCACGAGCACATCGCCGGGTTCTGGCGACGTTGCTGAGGCGTCGAGCACGTCGCCGTGTGCGTTGCGTGCGTGCGACTGATAGGCAAGTTCCGGCCCGGCGACAGAGAACCCTTGCGGCGCGAGCTGCGTTCGATATCGCAAATCGCCGTCTTTTTCCATCACGGCGGCCGCGCCGGTTTCAGGGTCGGCCGGCTCGATCTCCAGCCGCTCGACGTCAAAGAACGCGGCCAGATGCTCAAGCGTCGTTCCTTCAGCGAACGCCAGCAAGACGCTTCGCGCGGCATCGTTAATTTTCTGGATCAGATAAATCTCGCGATAGACGCTTTCCTGCAGAGCAATCGTTAGCGGTTCGGATTCCAGTTCAAGTGTGGCGGCCACTTCCGCCTGTCGATCTTCCGGCATGAGCGCGATCACGCCGGCCTTGCGTTCCGCCAGAGTTGCCTCGAAATCGATCTGTTCGACAACATCCGGGGCAGGCAGACGAGACAGATCGATCGGCGCCGTACTCATTGATTCCCCTTGACGGCGACCGTCGTGCGGATAGGTACACGCGTTCCGTTCGTCACTTCGTAACCCTTGATCAGCACAGGAAGTCGTCCATCGCGGAATTCGCCGGAGGCCATCGCCGCACTGTCGAAAGTGACCGACTCCAGCACGAGACGCGGCTCCCACGTCATCAGCGCCGTTGCGACCGCCGCATAAATGCGCGCCATGCTTTCGCGGTTGCCGATAGCGTCGACGAGATCAGGCAATTCCGATCCGAACGCGCGACGCTTGACGCGGAGTGCGAGCGGCGTCGTCAGGATGATTCCGACCGATTGCGAAAGATGGGCAGCACCGCTGATGGAGCGGCCGGTGTTGGCGTTCATGCCGATCATGAGCCGCCGCCTGTCGGGATCGGTTTGCTGGTTCGCGCGAATTCGCCCTGAGCGTCGTGCGGGTGATTGACGAGACTAACGCCGCCGGAGTCGAAATCGGGCGCGGACACGGGGCCCGTAAATTCGGCGCTGCCCTTGATCCTGATGACCGATGCGCCGCCCTCGCCGCCCTCGCCCGTTGCGCCAGACAGAAAGGAAAGCGGACCCTCGACAGTCAGCGCGCCCTTGCAGGTGGTCTGCGGTGCGTCGAACGTGATGGATTGCGACGCCTGCACCGTGGCGGTTTTCGTGTTGATCTCGACGGTCGCCGGCGCCGCCATTCTGATAACGCCGCCTTCCGGCAATGCGACCGTCAGCGCGTGGCCTTCTTCGTCGTACGTGATACGCGCGCCGTCGCCAAACTGAAACACGTGCTCGCTGATGCTCGCGGACGGCGCCGGGTTTTCTTCGGAATACAGCGCACCTGTTACGGTCGCTTGTGACAGATCGCCATTCGGGCATGCCACGCGCACCTGTTCACCGATCGTCGGCGCGCTCCATGAACGCATGCTGCCGGCGCGCGCCGCTTCGAACGGAATCCAGTCGGACTCCTGTCCCTGATCGTCGATCGACGGATCGCCGATCGCCACGCGACAGCGCGGCGCCGCTGCATCGGAAACGTCGACGTCGATCACCCGCCCTGTCTGGATCGTGTTCCGCGCCCTGCGCTGCGCTTCGTTTGCCTTGTCCACCGTGATCCCGTGCGAATTTCCTGAATACGCTAATCGTGCCGCGCGCGCACACGCCGGGCGAGTGATCGCGCCGGGACTCGGACTGGGTACAGAATCAGGGGGAATGCGCGCGCCAGTGGAGCGGCGCGACGATTACGAGTTTATGTGCTCGACCAGCATGTCGCGGATAAATGCGTGATCGGCGTCAGTGAAACCGAGCAGCACGCGACGAGGATACCGGTAGGTCGGACCGTGCGGATCGACGGGCGCGCGCTGCCCCTCCTGGTGGACCGCCGCGATCTGCGCCACGCGACCCTCGAACCCAACGGCAAGGCCGCCGTCTGTCACTTCGACTTTCAGCCATTTCGCCGTGCGGAGTTTGGCGAACATCGCCTGTCGCTTAATGCGGCCGACGCTCGCACGCGCGCCCGCTTTCCTGCGCCCGCGCTTTCGCTTGCGCGGATCGTAGGCGGACCCGTCCGGGTTCTTTTGCGCGGCGATGCGCGCGCTCTGACGCTTGCGCAGCTCGCGCGCGATTTTGAGCAGCAACGCGCGCCGATTTGGCGCGGCGAGCTTCGACAGCAGTTCGCCCGCCCACGCCTCGATCGGCGCCGTCAGATCGTCATTCATGGGCCGGTGTCGTCGATCGGTTTGGCGCCGGTCGCGGCGTCGCGCGGCCGCAGCCATCCGGCCGAGTCCAGATTGATATTGGCCGGCAAACTGTCATCGACGCGTTTGAATGTGCGCGAGCCGTCTTCGTGTTGGACCTCGACGGCACGTTCCACGAGGCGCACACGAATCGACAGATCGACGCATGCGTTGTTCAGAATATCGGCTTCGAACGTGATACCGGTCGTTGCATTGTCGGGGTTATCGAGTAGGTCCGGTTGATTGGCTTTTGCCCATTCGAGAATGGCCGCCATCAATACGTCATTGTCTCCGGTGAAATCCGTCAGCAGCAGCCAGGCAACATACGTCCACTGAAATGATGCTGATTTGGTGCCGGTGCCCGTCACCGAGCCATTGTCGATAAACACGAGGAGCCTGTCGGGGTTCTCCGCGAGCTGCGGGAAAGCCGCCGTAATGGCCGCGCGCAGCGAATCGATTTTTTTCATGGTGCGGGCGCCGAAGTTGGCGCGGGCATTGCGGCCCGCTTTTGCTGGCATTCATAAATCATGTCGACCACCGCCGCGCAGTTCGCCCACGCCCCCTTAGCGGCCGTCAGCGCCTTGTTCAGATCGCCGTTCGTCGTCGGCGCCGTTGCAGGCAGTTTGCAGCGCGTCACCGTCTGGCACTCGTTGATAGAAACCACAGGCGCCGGTGATAGCGGGGCCTGTTTGCAGGCGGGCAATATCATCAGGCAGGCGAGTATCAGCCCACGCGCGGGCTTCTGGCGATTCATTCAGGATTCTCCGGTAGTCGTCATGCAGGCGCGCGAGCTCGCTTTCGACCTTCGAGCGCGACGCCTCAAGCTGCTTTTGCTGCGCGTCGCGTTCCGCGGCGTTGCGCTTCAGTTTTTCTATCACCTGATCGCGATTTGTCACCTGCTGTCGCGCATCATCGCGCGACTGTTTCGCGTCGCGTTCGGCCTGTTGCGCTGTTTGAACATCGGCCTGCAGCCCGCGCACGTAATGGACGCCGCCGAGCAGAGCGAGCACGGCCGCCAGAATGACTCCGAACTTTAGCGTCACTGCGCGACCCCGAAAGCGCGGTTCAACTGCCAGCCGTATTCGAACGTTTCTTGACTGGCATCTTTTTCCGCGATTTCGATATAGCGCACGGACTGTTGCGCCGCGACCATGTTGAACAGCACGCGTTTTCCGTCCTGGCCGCGCTGCGCATAGAACGCCTTCATCGCGGCAAGCGTCATCGGTCCGATACCGCCGTCGACGGAAATGTCGGGATAGCTTCGCGCCTGCTGATTCAGCACGTTCAGCGCGCGTTGCAGGAACCGCACACCCGTGGCCGGCCCCATGTTCACGCCGATATCAAACAGCTTTTCGGCGAGCGCCGCCTCGATCGCGTTGACTTGATCGAACCGCGGTTGAATCCAGTAGCGTTGCCGGTAAATGTCGACCGCGACAGCGCGCGGCATTTGCGACATGGCGCCGTTGTACCCATACGCGCGCGCGGTCGCGACCGTGATCCCCCAAATCGTCTCGCCGCCACGGTCCGCGCTATTGTTGACGTATCCGCCTTCGCGCGGAATCAACGCTTCGATATACGTGTCAGGTGCCACCATTGTCGTTTCCCGTAAGTGTCTGTTTCCGATCGTTCGGCCGTCTTACTTCGGCGTGTTTGCGCTGCGGTCGACGGCCTGCATGAACCGGTCGAGATAGCGGCTCAGTACACGCGAACCGCCATAGCCTGCGATCAGGATCGCGCCCGCTTCGAGAATCGCGTCCGACTTGAAGTACTCGAGCGCCAGAAACGTCGCGATGCCAGCGACAAGCGACGTCACCATGTCGCGTAAGATTTCGAGCCACACGCTGCGATGTTCTGTGGTGCCTTCGGCGAGTTTCTGCAGCGTGCTCGCCAACCCACCAATCAGCGCGAGAAAAGCACAGATCAGCGCGGCCGACATGGACAGGCTCGATACTTCGTCAGCTAGTGCAGAGCCGAGCGCCCACGCGGAAAACGGCCACACCAGCGCGATCCATAGCCACGTCCACTGATAGCGCCTCAGATTTCGCACTTTGCCCCCCGGTGTCGCTTTTCGTGTTGATCAATGAAGGCCATGAGCAACGCGGCAACCGCCACACCGAGCCAGGGCGCACACGTGCCAAGCGAGTCGCCGGTGAGCCGTGCCAGCACGAAAGGCGGGATCACATAGCAGGCGGCCGCCGCCACATACACATGGTGTCGATGCACGTCGAGCCATCGCCACCTGTAGCGCTGCGGGACCGCGTTCATCAGGACGTCGAGAATCAGCAATGCCGCAACCGCCATCATCACGAAGGCGATCAGCGCGCCGATCATGTTGTCGACGTAAAGCATCATTTCCATCGCCGAGTACGGCATCATGAATCCGCCAACCACTACCCACACCGCCAGTGCCGCGATTGCGGCACGCAACACAACGTCAACCATCAGCATCCTCCAGAATTGCGGCGTGCTTCGCATATCCACCTCAATCGAAAAGCTGCACGAGTTGTGCGGTACCCGTGACGCCTGTCGGGTCCGGCATGCTCACGGGGAATCCGGCCGGCAGAAAAACCCCCTGCGCCGCCAGACCCGGATTCGCTTCCAGTACAGCCTCGACTACGCCATCCGTGCGGCCGTAGATACGCCAGCACATTGCGTCGATCGTTTCGCCCTGCAGCGCCCTAACGTTCATTTCAGATCAACTCCGCAGTCAGCCGCGGCCGGCGCATGATGTCGCTGACGGCCCAATAGGCGTCGCGCCGTGCAGCATCGGGCGAGATCGCAAGCGCATCGACGCGCCGCTCGCCATCCTTCGACGTGTCGTAACCGCGATACCGCTCGACCAGCAGCGCGAGCGCCCAGCCGTAGACCGCACGCCGGTAACGGGCGATCTGAACGTTTTCGCCGCCAATGGTCGTCGCGCGCGTGGCGGCCAGATTGGCCGCGCCCTGCGCTTCCTGTTTCTCGCGCCAGTCGGCCAGCACTTCGACCGTATGAAAAACACCCTCGAGCACCGCCTCGCGTAGCCGTGCGTCCGTCACCGTGCCGTCGAGACGAAGCACGGCGCGCGCGTCGCGCAGCTCGATGTCGGGATACCATCCATCGCCGTCGATGACCGGGTCGACCGGTGGATCGTCTGGCGCCGGCGCAGTCGTCGCCGGTATGGGCGCGGTCGAAACAAATCCGCTCACAGGTTCTCCATATGACGACAGAGTGGGCGGTGGACGCGCACCAACAGGCCGGACACAATGCCGGCGCGTGGTGCGCGTGCCGCCCTGTCGCGGGGGACACGGTTAGGCGTCTGCGGCCTTTTCAGACCCGCCAGACGCGGAAATAGACGCTTCGAGACGGGCGATATCGCGCTTGACGCCGATCTTGTCGTTTAGTGCGAGTGCCCGGCGCAGCGCTTCGGCCGCGACGACCGGACGATCGGCGCCGACCGCGAGCCCGTACGCCTTGTACAGTTTCGCCCTCACCTGATCGACCATGTCGTGATCGTCCGTTAGCGCGATCACGCGCGCGAGCAGTGTCGCGGGCACATCGGGCGTTTCCGCGATACTCTCCGCGACAACTTCCGCCAGCGAACGCTCGAAAGGCGCGGGCATCGTGAGGCCGTGCCGGATCGCGTATTCCGCGATGTTGAGCGCGTCATAGATGGCTCCGACGTCGACGAGCCACACCATCAGCGTAAGCAATACGTCATCCTGGCCGCCCGCGTCCCGTGCGACAACTTCGGTCACGTACGGCCCATAATCCGGCAGCACTTCGCGTTTGATCTCGATCTTTTTTTCAATCGATTTCGTCGCCTTCAACCGCTGCTGATCGGCCGCGAGCTTCGCGCGCATCAGATCCTGCGCGCGCGCCTGAAGGCGCGGCGCACTCCCCGCGGGTCGCCCGGCATCGCCGCCCGCGGCCGCGATTTTCTTCAGATGCCGGGAAATTGGCGTGTCCCGAGTCATGTCGGTCCTTATGCTTCGGCCAGCGCAGCAGCGCCCGCGAATTCGACGTCATCGATCAGACAGCCCGCCTCGTAGTCCTCGACCACGTATGCGTCGTTACTGGAGTTGAAAAACTCGTAACGGTCGCGCTTGGGATTGTCGATGAGGGTCGACCGGCGGCCGCCGATCTGCCAGTAGAGCGACAGGTTTTTGAGCAGCGTGATAAAGAGCTTGCCGCGCGGCATGAACGGCACACGCATCGCCTTGATACCGCCCATGCGCTGCTGACTGACGATCGTCGCGGCCGCGAGTTGGTCGACCGGCCGGTTGTCGTCATTGAGCACGACGAAATAGCGATCGAGCAGCGTTTCCCGGCCGCACAGGACGACGAGTTCGGGATTGTCCGCGTGCCACGGCGCGATGAGCGAATTGACCGCTTCATGCACGAGCGCATCCGGGTTTTTGTAGTCGCCGCCCGGCCCGATGACGATAGCGTCACTCATGACCTGCGCGGGCGCCTGCGTGCGGAACTTCTCGAGCCAGCCGACGTTCACGTCCTCGAGATTCGGGTTTTGCTCCCGGTCCGATGTCGCCGCGCGCGACGTACCGTTCAACCCGATGCGGATGCGGTCGAGACCAGTCTGAACAACCTGCATCTGACGAATCATCGTCTGGAAATTCGGCATATGCGCCCATGCGTCGAGCTTCGAGTAGTTCAGCGCCGTGTCGAAGTTCGTTTGCGTGCACATGTACGCATTCGGGTCCATGTCCGTCGGGTCGAAGGGTTCGCGCTCTTTCGCGCTCGTGTCGGTCGTGCTCGCAATGGTCGATCCGACGAGGAGCCCGAGCTTTTCGCCCTGCTGGGCCGTTACGCCGATCACGTTGATCGCCCCCAGGAAAGCGGTTGATTCCTGAATGCGCTTCTCCAACGTCTGCTGCACGCTGGGCGCAACGTTGAATTGCTGGCTTGCGGTCGGCACGCCGTTAAGCTGCGCGATACGGCTCGAATATGCCTCGATCGCGGCGCGGGTTTGCGGTGTCATCTGATTGATCCTTTCGACTGTTCGTGTTGCGCGTTGTGTGGTTCCGGGGTGCCTCGCCGATCAGCAATCCGTCAGATCGCCGCCGTTGCCGCCGGTCGAAAGCGGCCGCGACTGGCTGAACTGTGTGTTTTCGAGCCTAGCCGCCAGATCGGAAAACTTCTGATTGACGCCCGCCACTTCCGTGCGCAACGTGTTGTTCTGTTCGTTCAGCGTGGTCAGCGCCGCCATAAACATCTGCACGCCTGCAGCATCCAGTGCTGACGACTGTTGGACGCCAGCGCCACCGTTGGCCGGTGGCGCCACCGGCGGCGTTGAACTTGCTTGCGGCGCCTCCTGTCGTGAGCTGCCGCCGAAGTTCTTCGAGAAAAATTCCATCATCCGTGTGAAGCCGTCTTTCTCCGCCGGCGTGTCGTGCTCGCCGAAATCCGTGTCGATTTCAGCCGCGGCCGCGAACACGTTTTCCGGCCGCACTTTGCGCGAGCGGAACATTTCCGGGTGTTGCTGCGCGAACGTGAGCACATCCGTGCCGAGACTCGCCGGACTGTCGGTCACGCCGAGACCCACCAGATACGCCTTTCCGCTGTTCGCGAAGTTCGGATCGATTTCGACGCTCGAGTAGATTTTCTGACGGCTTTTCGTCATCGCCTTCAGATCGTCGGTCGGGTCGATCTGCGCGAACAGCGCGAGCTTTCCGCCTTCGACGGTTTCGGCTTTCAAGCCGCGGACGTCGCCATAGGCTCGAAACGGGCCATCCGGGACCATGCCGCGCATATGTTCGCAAAACACGCGCGCGCCGTACGTCGCCGGATTGTATGTGTCGGCCATTTCCTGGATCTGCGCGCGTGAAATTTCTCGGCCGTCCGTCGTCGCGCCTTCCGTCGCGACCCGTTTGAACTTCAACGTCATTTGCGTTTCTCCCTGTCCTGTTCGTTGCGGCCGCTGTCTGTGCCAAGGCGCCGATTGCGCTACCCTTCGCATCGTGCGCGAGCGTTTCCGAGGCTTCAATGTGCGGCGTTGCTCGTGCGACTGTGTACAGATTGCCGCTGCGCGCACGCGCTTGCGCGCGCGATACGCTCGTTGCATGAGCGCCTTTAACCCCTTTGCCGATTTCCCGGCGACCGATGACCCCGCTGTCTCCAACGTCGTCAATCTGGCCGTGCGCCGCGTCGCGCGCGATCTGTTTTGGTCCGGCTGGAAAATCACCGCCATCGCCGATTACATCGGCGAAAAGCGCTCGACCGTGGAAACGTGGAAACAGCGCGAACGTTGGGGCGAAGCAGACGTAACCGATCGAATCGACGCCGCGCTCGAGCAGCGCATGCGCGTGCTGATCGCAAAGGACAACAAAGACGGGAAGGATTTCAAGGAAATCGATCTGCTTGGCCGTGAGGTTGAACGGTTTCACCGCATCCGCGCGCGAGCGGCGCGGGCCAATGGCGAGAGCGCCGGCGAATCGGCTGGCAGCGCCGGCCGTGACACGACGCGCGCGGCCGGGCGCAAATCGCGGCGCAACGCGATATCCGAAGAACAGTCGCAAAAACTGATTTCCGCCGTCAGGGACTCCCTGATCGGCCACCAACACGTGTGGTATGCGAACCGCGCGATGCGTCGCCGGAACATTCTGAAATCACGGCAGATCGGCGCGACGTTCTATTTCGCGCACGAAGCGCTCGCGCGTGCATTGGAGACCGGCTACAACCAGATTTTCCTATCCGCGAGCCGCGCGCAAGCGCACGTGTTTCGCGCGTATATCCAGAAATTCGCATGGCAAGCGGCCGAAGTTGAACTGACCGGCGATCCGATCATCCTTCCGAATGGCGCGTCGCTCATTTTCCTGGGCACGAGCTCGCGCACCGCACAGAGCTACAACGGCGACCTTTATTTCGACGAGTATTTCTGGGTCAGCAATTTCGCAACGCTGAACAAAGTCGCCCAGGGCATGGCGACGCACAAGCATTTGCGAATGACGCACTTTTCAACGCCGTCGACGACGACGCACGAAGCGTATTCGTTCTGGACCGGCTCGCACTACAACAAAGGCCGCGCCGAAAAGGATCGCGTTGAAATCGACGTCTCGCACACGTCGCTCGCTCGCGGCCTGATCTGCCCCGATGGGCAGTGGCGCCACATGGTGACTGTAGAGGATGCCGTCGCCGCGGGCTTCGACAAACTTGACGTCGACGAGCTGCGCCAGCACAACAGCCCCGCCGACTTCGCCAACCTGTATATGTGCGATTTCGTCGACGACACGGCGTCGGTTTTTCCGTTCGACGCGATGAAAGCGTGCATGGTCGATTCCTGGGTCGAGTGGGACGACGTGAAGCCGCTGGAAGCCCGGCCTTATGGTCTGCGCGCGGTATGGGTCGGATACGATCCGGCACTGAGCGGCGATGCCGCGGGTTGCGTTGTCATTGCACCATCGTCCGAACCAAACGGCAAATTCCGCGTGCTGGAGCGCCACCGCTGGCACGGGATGGATTTCGAAGCGCAGGCCGAGAGCATCCGCGCGATAACGCAGCGTTACAACGTGACGGATATCACTATCGACGCGACTGGCATCGGTCACGGTGTCTATCAGCTCGTGCGACAGTTCTTTCCGCGCACGCGCGCGCTTCAGTATTCGCCGGAAGTTAAAACACGCCTGATCCTGAAAGGCTTGTCCGTGATCGGGAAAGGCCGCCTCAAGTTCCACGCCGGCATGACGGATCTGGTCCAGTCGTTCATGTCGATCCGCCGCTCGATGACGGCGAGCGGCACGCGCCTCACCTATACCGCCCCGCGCAGCGAAGACACGGGCCACGCCGACCTCGCGTGGGCCTGTCTGCATGCGCTCGACAATGAACCGCTCGAAGGCGCACAGCGCGCCCGTAGCACCGTGGAGTTCTTCTAATGTCCCATTCGCTCACCACCATCAGCGCCGCCAGCGAAATCGTTGCACGCGATCCGCTATCGTCGCTGACGTCGTTCACGTTTGGCGACGCCGTAACCGCGCTCGAAAGCGCGGACATTTTCAATTACCGCGAGTTGTGGACGATCAACGACTATTTCGAGCCGCCCATTAGCCGCGTCGGACTCGCGAAATCCCTTCGCGCCGGCACGCACCATGCATCTGCGCTGTATTTCAAACGCAACGTATTGGCGTCGACGTTCGTCGAGCACAGGAAATTTTCGCGCGACGCGTTCCGGCGCCTTGCGCTCGACTTTCTGGTTTTTGGCGATTGCTACCTCGAGCGGGAAACGAACGCATTTGGCGGCGCCGTCAACTATCGCCCCACGCTCGCCAAGGACACGCGCCGTAAAACAGACTTCGAAACGTTTGTACAGCTCGACGGCTGGCAGATCGCGCACGAGTTCCCGGCCGGTTCCGTTTTTCAGCTTATGGAACCGGACGTCAATCAGGAAGTGTATGGAATGCCCGAATACATCGCCTCCCTGCAGGCGGCCTGGCTGAACGAGTCGGCGACGCTGTTCCGCCGCCGCTACTATGCAAACGGGTCGCATGCCGGGTTCATCCTGTACCTGAACGATCCTTCCGTCGATCCCAACGACGTCGACGAAATTCGCAAGCAACTGCGCGAATCGAAGAACCTGGGCAATTTCCGAAATCTGTTTATCCATTCGACCGGCCGCGATGGCCGCGGCGAGAAAGGCGCCCTCGAGCTGATTCCGATTTCCGAAGTCGCCGCGCGCGACGAATTTTTCAACATCAAGAATGTGACGCGCGACGACAGCCTCGCCGCGCACCGCGTGCCGCCGCAGCTTATCGGCATCGTGCCGAGCAATACGGGCGGCTTCGGCGCCGCGGACACCGCCGCGCGCGTCTTCGGCCGCAATGAAATCGTGCCGCTTCAACAGCAGTTTGAGCGGATCAACGATTGGGCCGGCGAAAAAATCGTCCAGTTTGGCGATTACGTCGTCCCGCCCGAGACGAGCGCAGCGGCGCCCCGGTAGGCCGAAAACCCTCGATTTTCGACCCCGCGTCTAGCCCTGCCCTTGCTGCGTCTAGGCGCGTCTAGCGGCAGGCATCCAAAATCGGCGCGCTTGCCGGCTGGGCGGGTTCGACGGACCGAGTGAAGGTGCGTCTAGAAACGCCTGATTTTTTGATCGCAGGCGCGGAGGGTGACTGCGATTTCGGGGGCGGGATCGACGCCCCCGCCCCCGTTGCCCCGCTCGCCGGCCGCCCGCGTGGCCGCGAAACCGGACCGCTACGGGCTCGCGAGACATCCGCGAGGCCGCGCGCGCACTGTTCGCCGGCCGGCCGTTCAGAAGCCCGGATTTACGCGCCGATTCTAGCCGGGGTTTTCGCTCGATTGATATCATTTTTTGATAGCATTTCCGTATCATTCCGTGATATCATGCGGACATGAAAACGAAACACGGCCGCACATTGACCGCGATCTTTACGAAACCGACGTTGGGCGGGATCGTGTTTGCTGATATCGAGTCGCTTGTCGTCGCTCTGGGCGGCAGCATTCACGAAGGCGCGGGGTCGCGCATCGCCTTCGAGTTGGACGGGCAACGCCGTTACCTTCACCGCCCGCACCCAGGCAAGGAAGCAAAGCGGTATCAGGTGGAAGAATTGCGCGACTGGTTTATCGAAATGAGGATCAAGCCATGACTAACGCCATGACCTATAAGGGGTATTTCGCCCGCGTTGAATTCGACGGCCGCGACAGTATTTTTGTGGGCCATGTGCTCGGCGTCGACGACAGAATCAGCTTTCACGGCGAGACGGTCGACGAGTTGACGCGCGACTTTCATGCGGCCGTCGATCATTATCTCGACGACTGTGCCCAGGCTGGCCGTGAGCCGCAAAAGCCAGCCTCGGGAAAATTCATGCTGCGCATCGACCCGGCGATCCATGCGCGCATCGCGATCGCGGCCGCGATGGCCGACGAAAGCGTGAATCAATGGTCGGAACATGTGTTAGAGCGTGCCGCGCGTGAAGCGCTAGACAGTTCGACGCATGCGTGAAATACGTCTGTACTATCTGACAGCCTGCGAATGAGCCGGGAGAATCTTATGAGACCGTCACCACCAAGTGGTGGAATGAGAGAATTTGACCATGCTTACTGATGTCTTCTTTCGCAGGTACGCGGATCGCCCGATGTTCGAAAGCGTCGGGCAAAAGGAATCTGCACTCTTTGTTCAGGCATATAGAATCGTCAACGAACAGATTTGGAAGTACTCCGGGTACGACCAGAAGGTCGACGAGAGTGTTAAGACGATCTGGACTGTTATTCACGACCGCCTGTCAATGGAGATCGGGGTCAAGGAACTGTCGCCGAAGTACTACTCCTACCAGACCGAGTGGATGGGCAAACCCTTCACGAACTCGGGTTGGTACGACATGAACTTGGTGGTCGAGCAGTGGCTGAACGTCAAATTCACTGACGACCTTGACCCCGACATGTTCGTCAAGCGTCGCCTAAGCTTCGTCGAATTGGCCTTCCGCACGCGAGAAGAGCAAATAGCTCAAGCGAACGCTGAGTTTCCGCGACGATTGGCCGAGGCTGAATTCCAAGACAGGATGCCCCGGAGACCCACGCAACTTCCTGGCGCGCTGTCCGACAGCGTGCGAGCGATCAGTGATGGCATGAACACGACGTTCGCGGCGAATGTGCATGAGCTGAACGAGCGCCTAAAGCAAGCTGGCATGCCACTGCACTACCACAATGGGTACTTGCAGATTACGCAGGACGAGCGGCTGCAAGAACAAGTCGAGCAACCATTCTGGCTTTTGGTAAAGGATGCTCAGTGGAAGAACGTCAGCATTGACATGGCCGAGGCGATCGATCGCAGAGATACGGGCGGCCGCGATCCATCGTTCTACGCCGCCAAGGCACTGGAAAGCACTATCAAGATTATTTGCGAACTCAAAAAGTGGACTGCCGGTAATGAGAAAGGTGTGTCCGACTTCCTGAATCATCTTGAGAGCAAGGCGAACGGCGCATTCATCGAGGGCTGGGAACGGCAATCAATGCAGCGGTTTTACAGCGACGTGCGGAACGACTTGGGACATGGACCTGGCTCCAAAGACATGCCAGATTTGGCTCCGCAGCAAATAGATCAAACCATCGAGTTCTGCATGTCGTGGGTCAAGAGCTTGATCAAACGACTGTAGCTACGTCTGGACGTTGCAGACCTGAGCAGCTGAATTTGCTCGGCATCGGCATTCCCGTAGGCAGCAGTACCCCTTGCCTGCGAAGCGTCACTTTCGAGTGGTGAGTCGAACGGCTGCAACCGGGTCGGCAAGCGCCTTTCGCGAAAATTGGCGAACAACAAAAAACCCCGCCGTGGCGGCCTTCTCAAGCACTCTGGTATGTTTACGGCTCTCACACCTGAAAATCACGGGAGTACAAATGAGACTGTCTGGATCTGAAAATAAGCCAGTCGTACCACCTCCGCAACCGGTCTATCGCGGCCCGGCGCACGACGGAGTCAGGAAAGACGCGCCTAAGCCCCAGCCTTCCACGCCACAACCGCCGCGGCGATAACCGGAATTGGAGATGCTGCGGCCGCCAGCCGCAGCCTGTTCAGGGATGTCGCAACCTGCGCGTTCCGTTGTGCTGCGGCGTCGATTCTTCCCTGCAGCCCTTCGATCTCCACTTCCTTAATCGCATCCAGCGAGAACTCTGGTTGATATAGATTCTTGGGCTCGTTATAGATCGACGGCAGTTCACGGAACATCAGACATCGCTGGACGAGAAGTAGACTCAGGATGAGGAACCACGCTGTAAAGGTCATTGCGCCGACCGATAACCAGCTAACACCACCGCCCTCGATCGCCTTTGCCCCATACGCCAGCCCCCCGCCTACCGCAGCGAGAAATATGGTCAATGTAGTGGCCGCGTCCTTTGCAATCACATCAGCGCACGCATGGTGCGTTTTCAGGTTTTCGATCGCAGACTTTTCGACCCATTCCAGCAAATCGCTCATTTCACCCTCGCGTTGATCGTTCGGCGCAATATAACCCGGCGAAGTGCATCGGCGCGTCGTCCATCGGCTTTTTTCCGAATCCTGACGCCGACCGTCGATCGGGGGCCTGCTTCGAGCTTCGATCGCTGCTTTGATCGCGAGCCGCACGGTCGAGCCGCCAGCAAAGAGCGTTGTTCCGTCGTGCGTCACGACTTCGAAGCCGTCAGCCCACGGGCGGATATCCGAGCCGCGCACTGATTCGATCCAGTTCAAGAGCGCCGTATCGTCGCGCCTTTCGGATCGTGCGGGCTTCTCCGCTGGCCGATGCTTTCCTCGCTTCATACGGATATCCCCACGGATCTAGGCCGGAACGAGATCGACGACTTTCCGCCGCAAAGCGGTCGCCCGCGCTTGCGAACAGCGCAGATGCCGCCTGATATCGGCGACGGTCGGCCGGACGTGCCCGGCTTTAACGTCGCGCGCGAGTCGCGCGGTTTCGTCGACATCTCGCGCCGCTGGCCGTGGCGTTACCGGCGCACGCGCCGCGGTTCGAATAGCCGGTGGCGTCGCTTCGCCCGACTTGCGCCGGTCGGCGGCTTTCGCGCGACTGGTCGCGACTCGCGTTACTACCGGTCGCGTTACCGGCAGCAATGCGATCGTCCACAGCAGACACGCAACCCCTTCCAGCACGGCGGCAAGCATAAGCCCGGTCAACAGATCGACCCGCGCGACCGGCGCGGCTAACAGGCCCGACAGTCGGGATGTGACCGGATCAGCGCGCCGCGCGTTGCTGCGCGCGGCGGCCATGTCGGCGGCGCCCTGGTCGCGCCGTAGTTCGTCGGCTTCAGCGTCGAGCGCGTCGCGCTGAGCTGCCAGCGTCGCCCGCCGCGCCTCGAGCGCCGCGCATCGTCCCGTGCAGCGTTGCGCCTGCGCTTCGCCGAGTTGGCGAACGACGGCGACACGCTCCATCATCACGGCCGGCAATGTGCGAGCCACCGCCGGCGAGTCGACAACCATCGACCGCGCGCGCAGCTCGCCGGCGTGCTGCTGCGCGAGCAGAAAGAAACCGGCGTGGCCGTAGCCAGCGCTCGCGAGGCATGCAATCCACAGCGCGAAGGCGACGGCGCGAACAGGTCCGCTCGCGCCGCGCACTAGCGCTGGCAACAGGTGGGCGCTGACCACCAGCACGGCGCCGAGCGCAATCCAGTTTCCGCGCTCCGCGCTTGTGCCACCGCGTTGCCAGCCGCTGAGCACCGACAGCGCAAGCGCGGTTCCGGTTGCGGCCACGGCCAGCCCCATGCATGCCCATCGCGCAGCAGCGCTTGCTGCGCCTTCTTCGATTTCAACCGTCATTGTCCCCATTCCCCGGCGGCGAGTCGCCGACCAGCAGTGATTCGCCGAGCGGCAGATCATCAAAGAGTTGCAGCGTGTCGCGACGTTTCGCCTTCTGAACCGGCGTCGCCGGCAGCATCGTTAATTCGGTGCGGTATGTGTGGCCGCACGTCACACGGTCGCACTGGAAATCCACCGTCCAGCGCAAAGCGGACGTCTGCTGCATAGCCCGCGCTATACCGCGCGCGCCGCAACACGGACAAGGCATCGTCCACCGCATTTCAGCCCCGAACTTGCTTGGCGGTGCGAGTATTGACCGATCCGCCAAGCGGCCGGGCCGGCAGCAACGCCAGATCGTCGCGCATATAGCGCGGTGCCGGCGGCGAAAGCGAGTGCAACACCTCGAGCGTTGCCGGCGCGCGAAAACCGCACAACGGACACCAGAAGTACAGGCGACGCAACGTGTCCGACATTCTTTCGGAATGACGCGCCTCGAGCGCGTCGTCACACGCCGGGCACTTAATCGACATATCGTTCATGCGAATTCCTTCGTTTGTGTTGCGGTTTGGGCGATCGCGCCGCTAGATCGGCGCGATCGTAGTCGGCGAGCCAGTCTGTTATGTCGGGATCTGGCTCGCGATCGCGATCAGCGCCGGCCGCGAAAGGCGGTGCATGCGTACAGTTATTGACACGAGTCCAAGGGCGCACTGCGTGCGCCAAACCCACCCCTAGATTCAGGCGTTGCGCGGTCGAGTGGCGCGCGCGATCGAGCTCGATATCGGTCGGCTTGCGCCGCTCGATCGTCCACGTATGGCGGGACGTGAAAACAACCATGCTGCGCAGTTTTGGCAATTCGACAATGCCGTCTCGCTCCAAGCGGATTTCACGAGCTTCCAGCCCCTTCACCACGTCGCCGACCGGCTCACCATAGCGGCCCATCCGCGAGTCGAATTCGCGATAAATACGAACCGGCCGATCATCGCGGCCGCAGTGAATACCGCCATTCGCGCGCACGTAATCGGCCCACGATGCCGGCGAGACGTCCGACTCGTCGTCGCGCTGAATCCGGTTGACCGCTTCATACATTTCGTCGAGTACCTTTGGTGCACCTTCAGGAACCTTGTCCAGGCGTCGCGCTTCACGCCACGTCGTGACCGGCGGTCCGCCTACCTGCTGAAACTGACGAATGCGCCACGTCGACGCCCACGCCTCGACGCGTAAGGCTGTTTCAAGCCCCGGATTGCCTGCGAGATCGGCCTCGATACCGTGGCCGTCAATGTTTTTTGCGACGTACTTCGAGATATAGCCGGCGGCCGTGCCGCGCTGCCAGTCGATCGCCTTGAAGTCGACGCGATGATTTTTAGCACCGCGCTCATCGGGCGAATCCATCAGCGCATAGCGGCGCACCCAGGCGCACAGGCGTGGCAGTAGCGCGCAACGCTCGTCTACCTCGAACACGTCCTTAACGCGGCCGCGTTGGCCGGGTTTTCGCTCGCCGGGACGACGCCGGAAAAGATGCGGCGGAAAGAAAACGAGCAGATGCCAGTGCGGCGTGCCGTCGTGGTTCGGTTCGGCAATGCGGAACCCGTACCACTGGACGCCGTGACGCTTCAGGAACGAGCGCAGCCGGGCGAACGTGGTCGACAAGTAGCGTTGAGCATCACGGGGCGATGTGTTGTCGTATCGTGGATTCGGCCGCACCTGATTGCGGGTCTGCACGATCCGCCCTTTTGATACGCGAATTCTTTTGCCCTTCGTGAACCGGTGCATGCGCGACGGGCATGTCAGCGTCAGGAACAGGCCGACGTGGCCGCTTTCTCTCGCGATATCCTCGAAACCCTTGATACGCGTCATCAACTCGCCGCGTTTGATTGATGGACAGGAAACAGATTTGTCGTGCAGCTCTGCGAGCGGAAAGCTGTCGCCGTCCTCGTTGGTCGCGATCGTGTTTTCGAGCATCCGCCGATTGCGCTTCTTCTGTTGACCGCGCCGGGCCACCGATTCATTTGACACGTAGATATCGCACTGCGCGTTCACGTAGTCGAGCTGAATCGCCGCAGCTTCAACAAACTGCGCGTGCATTTTGCGCAATTGTTCGCGCCACCACTTTGCATCTGTCATACGAAGTATCGCCGGCTGATCTCTCATGCCGATGATTTCTCCTGTTCGCCTCGATACACGTTCGGCCGCTGGTGGCTCGCAGTGAAAGCGGCGCACAAGCCGTTCAAGCGCTGCACGCCTATCCTTGATTTCCCCGTAGACCGATGCGAGCGCGAGGCATTCGACGGCGCGATCTTCAGCGCATGCGCAGATATGCTCGTCGCGCGCCTTCAAAGGCAAACGGATCGCCTTAAGGTTTTCCGTTATGTTGAGTAGGAACAGATTTGCAACGCGACGTGCATCGATATTGCAAGCAGCGTACCGCTCGCGCCATTGCCGCTCGATGCGCGCGCGCCAGCGCACCGGCAATCCGTGTAGACGCTCCCTTGCCCACTGTTCGTCTGACGACATCCGGTGATAGCTCATGCCGTCCTCGAGCCCGCCAGTAATTGATTTAGTCGGTAGTTCATTGCGTGCCTATGCGACTCTTGTGGTGAGGTGGTTAGTTGCTGGCCGTTGAAAATCACTCGCATAGGCCATATGCCGACGAGCACGCCGTTGCCGGCTCGACGTCCGCGAGTAAGTCATATTGCCGGCCGCCGCGGGTGGTCTTGGCCCACTCGACGCGCGCGCGGATATTGAGGTCGGCATACACGCGGCGCCGATCCTTCGCTGAGTGCGCATCGGTCATGAACGTCGAGAAACCGCGCTTGGAACACATGCCGACGATTACTTCCCACTTTTCAATCCGATCGATATGCTCAGGGTCTCGCGCGACGATCTGGCGCAGTTCCGCTTTATTGACGTTGATGCACGGATTGCAACCCACCCGGCTCCGCCCTTCGCGATATAGCGGATTGAGTTGCACTCCGCGTTCGCGTGAAAAGTGGATGACCTGTTCGGCCGTGTCGTTCACGATCGGGCGGTAGATCCATAGACCGCGTCCCACTCGCTCTATCGCTTTCGCGTTGCGCCGGTTTTGCGATTCATCGCGCCTCACGCCCTGCCAGCTGACAACGTTGTAGCCGGCGTCGATGAGATCGATCTGATACGCGACGGCGATGTTCCGCTTCAGTTCCTCCGTACAAAATTGGGCCTTGCGCGAAGGGAAGCGTCCTTTCCACATGCACAGATCAAGAAACGCGTTTCCGCTCGGGTGCATCACGGACAGTGCTCGCCGCTTTGCCTTGTTCGACCATTTCACTTTGCGCCCGGCGTCCCAGCCGATGACCTGTCTCGGTTCATGGCGTAGCAACTCACCGGTCTCGTCGTCGTACACGGCGAACATGTGCACATTGCCGGCCCTATCTTTCTGATAGACGGGCTGACCATTGCGATCTATCTTCGGCACGCGCTTATATTCACGCCGCGTTCGAACGTCGCGCGCGATGAACAGGCGCTTTGCGAGCAACTGCTCAGTGAAATCCGCCTTCAGCCGAACAATGGGAATGTCCAGCGCCTGTTGAAGGTACGTCAGATGGTCATAGACGTGCTGATGCTCGTTTTCAGTGTCGCAGTAGATCGCGCGGATGGATTCACGCGGCACCCGTTCTAGCGCTTTCAGCAGCACCTTCTGGCTGTCCTTTCCCGATGACACTGAGACGACGTGCATGACTGGTCGTGTGCTCATGCGACTACCTTTTTCGGTGCATGCGCGCCGTTCTCGCCGAACATCTTGTCGACCAGTTGAATCCGCTCGCCAATCCAACGCATAGGCGGAATGGCCATGCTGTTGCCTAGTGCCTTGTAACGCGGGCTGTCTGCCGCTGGCTTGCTGAGGACATTGATTAGTGTGTAGTCGTCGGGAAAGCCCTGCAGGCGCTCGCACTCGCGCGGGGTGAGACGGCGTACACCGCAGTCGCTTGCGACGGCTGCGTGGCCGCCGCCATGCCCCTCGCCGCGAAGCGCCCCAGCTACCGGACCAATGCTGAACGCGGTGTTGCCGCCAGCTTTGCAATCGAACGCAATCGGGATCAATGGCACACCGCGCCCGGTTCCGTCTTCGCTTGCGTCAAATCCTTCGCCGCGCAATGTGTGAGAGACAAGCAGAGTTTCCGTTTCCGCGTCGATTCGCTGATTACTTGTAGTGAGCGGTCGAGCCACTTGTGGAATCAGACCGCCGTCGCATTCGAAGTCGGTTCCGAGCCCGCCACCGCCTCCAGTGCGCGCGCTAAGGGTCGGGGCAATTCCTTGCCCCGCTTCGCGGCGCGGTGGAGGACGCCCGCACAGGCTTTCTCGCTCAAAAAGTACCGCTGCAGGTGGTCGCCAGTCTCCAAGATATCCGACAACGAACACACGCCGTCGTCGTTGAGGGACGGCGCGAGCGTGTGATTCCACTCGGATGTACTGAGCGTCAAGAACGCGGTAGGCGAACCCATACCCGAGTTCTGCCAACGCCCCGAGGAAGGTTCCAAAGTCCTGTCCGTCATTTGATGACAAAACACCGGGGACGTTTTCCCATACCAACCAGCGGGCGCGATATCGCGCAGCAATGGCAAGATAGGTGAGCGTGAGGTCGCCACGCGGATCTGCCAGTCCCTTTCGAAGCCCGGCGATGCTGTAGGACTGACAGGGAGTTCCGCCGACGAGAAGATCGATAGCTGCATTAGGCCACCCCTTGAAAGCGGTCATATCGCCAAAATTTGGCACGGCCGGATAGTGATGCGCGAGCAAGGCACACGGAAACGGCTCGATTTCACTGAGGAAGGCAGCGCGCCAGCCGAGCGGATACCACGCAACCGAGGCAGCTTCGATACCGGAGCAGACCGAGCCGAATCGAATGCTCATACGTTGCTCGCTCGATGCATTGTTGCCGGTTCCACCGTCCGCGCATCGTCGTCGGGATTCGCGACACACCACGCGACGACGACGGCAATCGCGATCAGCCAGATCGCCCAAAGCGGCAAAATTTTGTGTTTCGATTCCTGCATCACTGCGCCCCTATTGGTAAAGAAAACGACGCTTTGATATTTCGCGCAGCAACGGGCGAAGCACTTGCATTGCGTCGGCTTCTGCGCGGTCCGATTCCGCGGTACGTGGTGGGATAGACAGATCGGGCAACGCACGCAAAGCGCCTGCGCCTACGCCCAACTCGCCTAAATCCTCGATCAGCATTTCCCGCGGCGTCGGTGTGATGTAGGCGAGCGTGCTCATGTCACGTCCGCCCGGCCGCTTCCACAAAGAGCGGCAATTCGGTTTCATCGCCAGACGATTTAACATGGCCCGGTTCGATGCCAGATGCCGCGCACGCGGATGGCGAAATCCATAGGGTTTCTTCGCGCGCTACCGAGCCCCTTTGGCCCTGGGCGCGCGACTTATGCGACACCCGCGCCCATCCTGCTAGCGCACGTTCGTAAATTGGTGAGGCGTATCCGCTCACAACTGCCATTCCGCGAAGGTTCGCAAGCATGGCGAGCAAATCCGCATGTTCCAAGGTCGTCATTTCATGTCGGTAATCACGCCCACCGCCGTCTGCGTGACCGGACCGGGTCTCTGGCAAATAAGGCGGGTCGACATAGAACAGCACGTCCGGCGCGTCGTGATGCGCGATCAGTTCGACGGCCGGTCGGTTTTCGATCATGACGCCCTGCAGACGCTCGCCGATCGCGCCGAGACGTTTCGGGTACCGCGACCATTGCTTTGCGCCGTCGCTTTGCATGTCGGCCGCAAACCCGGTCGAGCTCTGCAACGGCCGCGTTGACGCCATTGCACCAAATCCCATCTGCGCGCGAACGCAAAGGCGCCTTGCCCGCTCGACCGGATCGGGTGTTCCTCCCCACACCTCGGCAAATTCGACGCGCGAATATGGCGTCAACGTCAGCGCGTCGATGAGCCGCGCGCGCCACGCGCGATCGCGCACGACACGAAACAAATTGACTATCTCGCCGTCCAGATCGTTGTAAATCTCGCCCTTGCTGCGCGGCTTCTGCAAGAGCACGCTCGCAGCGCCGCCAAACGGCTCGACATAAATTTCGTGTGGTGGCAGATGCGACAGCACCCAGGCGGCGAGGCGGAACTTTCCGCCAAAGTAGGATATGAGCGGCGCGGTAATCGCGGCCGCTGGTGTGGCCTTGTTCATGTTCTCGTTGTCCGGCTTCTTCGACAGCAGTCTCGCGCGACCATCAGCGCTTCTGCGCGCGATAGTCCAAATGCGACATTGCGGCCGCCCTTCAAATGCTCGTACCAGTGAAGCTCGCGGCCGCTGAATTCAAAATAGCCGCCGCGCGCTTCTGGCGAGCTCTGAAACGGGCCACATTCAACGATGCCCGGCTCGATTTCACGACTGGTCACAACGCCCCCTCATAAAAGGCAGCACGTCGACGCGGCGCAGCACGGCGCTTTGCTTTTCGAACTCGTCGCGCCTGCGGCGTCGCAGCATTTGCTCGACGTTGCTCGCGCGCACCATGCGTTGAATCGCTCGTGTCTCCATCTCTATAAAATCAGTAGTCCTATTAGTATTCACTGTTCAACCCCTCGAATTAGTGCACTTCACGTTTGTCTTTCGGTGCGCGTCAACTAGCTAGATCGACGTTTGATGAAACTGGAAAGTGAGCCCGGCGAACGCGGGCTATGGAGCGCGGATTTGTGATTGGTTTCTGGCCTTACCGATAGCCGCGACGGCCGAGATCGCGACTGCACGCGTTCGCATCGCCCTTTCGATAGACGCCGCGAGATATCCGCCCGCAGTAGCACTGCGGACCCTTTCCGCTGCGCAGAGCACGGCGCCGGCGCGCGTCGCGCCCCAGCCCGTCATCAGTCCCGACGCGGTGTGCGTCACGATCCACCTATGATCGTGTTCGCGAGGAAGCCAACCGTTACAGTGGACGCCGAATGTAAGCCCTAGATCGTTCTCGATTTCGACGGCTTCGCCCAGGATCATGACCGGCCCACCTTCGTACAGGACTTCATAGCGGATCGGTTTCATGATGTGGCCGTCCCTGTGTCGTCCGGCTCGCGCGTACAATTCCGGTCGCCTGAATTTCCCCCGATATTCGAAGGAGATTGATCAGTATGGATTTCGCATCGTTCGGCTCGGCAGTCGGCGCGCTCAAGTCCGCCATTGAGCTCGGCAAAACGGCGCTTGAATTGCGCGACCTCAACAAAGTCGCACCCACCATTGCGGACATGAACGCGAAGCTGCTCGAAGTTCAGAACAGCCTCCTCGCTCATAACACCCAGCTCCTCGAACTTCAGGGCAAGCATTTCGCCGCCACAGAGGAACTGCGAAAAGTTAATGAAGCTATGGTAGAGCGCAGCCGCTACGCGCTTGTCCATCTCGGTGACGGCGTCTTTACGTATCGTGTGAATCTCGCTCCAAGCGTCGCCGCATCCGGCGATGAACCCCCGCCGCAACCGGAGCATTACATCTGCCAGTCTTGCTTCGATGACCCTGCCGGATCGCGCAAAGTCGTCCTCGCCCCTGTGGGTCACAACGGCAGTCTCAAGTGTTTCCACTGTTCCCGCGGGTACCAAGTCCCACACGACCGGAAAAAAGACGACGAAATGATGCGATGGGTCAATGGCGATGTATGACGAACCCTTATTGCGTTTCATGTTCACCACTCCCCGGCCATGCCGTTCAGAAGGTGCAGCGCTTCACGGGCGCGATCGCGAAGCAACCCTTTTGCAGTGGTGAGAATTACCTGGCCGCGCCGCTCGAACTCGCGGATCACGTCGAGTTCATAGCAGGAGTCCACGACTGTCCACCTGAAAATGTCACGCGATGAATCTGTCGGCCGGGCGCTCATGCCACCACCCCGCGATGCGGTGCGGTGTGAACTGAAGTCCATTTCTGGACTAGGCCAATCATTGAGTCCATCCACGCACGGAAATATGGCTCGACGAGCTGGCGCGCGAGCGCCGAAGGTGTAAGTGTTTGTTGCTGAGAAACCAGCATTTGCAATCCCCTTGTTCAACCCCTTGAACATGAAAATTTAAAAAAGCGCCCGGCTATCGGATAGCAAGTCCAATCCGGCGGGGTTGAGAACCAGTGCCGGGCGACGCTTCGAAGAATAGACAAGGCCCATGACATAGTCAAGCACCTTGACGCATCAAGGGGCATGTCTATTTCAATAGACATGACTATTGAACTATCATCGAGACGGGTTGAACTGTTGGGGGTTGTCTATGAAAACTACCGTCGAGTGGCTCGACGATGTGAAGGCGCGATTGGGCCTTCCATCCGACTACGCAGCCGCAAAAGCCTTGGGTGTAACGCGTGCGGCTGTCAGCAAATATCGAACAGGCCAATCATTTTTCCGTGACCCCACGGCCATTCGCGCGGCCGAAATTCTTGGGATTCATCCCTTCGAAGTCATTGCCGCGGCGCGTGCAGAGCGCTCGCGCGATGACTGTACGAAGGCAATTTGGCGCAATGCATGGGAACTTTATTTGATTGGTGATTCCGCCGATGTTTCGGCAATCGCCGAGCGAAACGATTAGCAGTAGACAGCTTGGTTCGGTGCCCGGCAAGCAACCGGGAGCGACTTTAAACAAGGGGTTTCATGATGAAATTCACCTGCGATCATTACCTAGACGCAGCTAAAACAGCTCAGAAATTGCCGTCCGACTACGCCTTAGCGAAGATGCTAGGCATCCGCCCTTCCGCGATTAGCAATTACCGCATGGGTAGGTCGAACTTCGACGAGGAAACGGCTATCAAGGTTGCCAAGTTGATCGGCATTTCGCCGGCGGAGATTTTCGCCGCGATGCAAATTCAACGGGCAAAAAGTGAAGAAGTGCGGAAGGTTTGGGAGGACGTACTGGAAAAAATTTCCAGCAGCGTATCCAAGGGTTTTCGGTCGCTGGCACTACACGCTAACGCTTGTGGAGTCTGGTTTCCACAGGTTTAGTGCCAGCTAAAGTTAGCCCGGACTTATTACATTATGTCAAATTTCGGTTTTGCATCCTCGCGATGAAATACGTGGGAAATGCATGACTGCATCTCCTTCCTGTCGTCGAATCCGCGCACCATGAAGCAGTTGCGGATCCTTGGGCCGATCAGCATCGCGGCTTAGATTTCAGAGACCCCGGAACCCAGATAGCCGAAGCGCTTGCCATCGGACGGGGCCAATACCATGGCTCAGGCGGGAGGACCGGTGCGGTGTCGGGGGCTGTCAAGGACAATTCTTACCGGGCAACTGTTCCAGATTCTTTCACAGTACTCATCAATCGCTCGATCGGACGAGAATTTCTCCGAGTGCGCCGTGTTGAGAATCGACATGCGCGTCCAGCGCCCGGGGTCCTGCCAAGCGGCGCTTACCCGGTCCTGGCAAGTCACGTAGTCCGCATAGTCGGCGAGTACGAGAAATGGATCGACCTGCAGCAGGTTCTCGACGAGTGGGCGAAACGCCTGCGGGTCCCCGCGGGAAAAAAATCCGCCTGCGATCAGATCGAGCGCTTCGCGCAACTCGGCATTGCTTTCGACATGCACAGCGGGACGATACCTTTCGTGCTTGACCCGCTCTATCTGTTCAGCAGTCAGACCGAAGAGGAAAAAGTTCTCGTCGCCCGCTTTGGCCGCGGTCTTCTTGCCCGCCCCTGGATTCGAATACCACGTGCATGCTGTGAATTTCGTCCACCTACAATCGCTCGATGTTGCCATGAGAGCCCGAGGGGCGCACGTCATGTTTGATAAGCCAGCACTGGATACTAACGAACGCCCCGCCTATCTCGCGTTGGCCGACGAACTGATTCGCTACGATACGACGAGCAGCCGATTAAATCTCGGCTTGATCGAAGCGATCCGGGACCGCCTTCGAACCGATCACATCGAAGCCTTGCGCCTCGCCCGACACGGTGTTGCTGCCTGGCTTTGCTTGCGAACGTTCCCAATAATTGCCCTGATGCAGTGGAGCGTCAGGTCGCCACTGCGGGTAATTTGA